TAAATACGGAAATAGAAGTTCAAGTTGATGAAGAATTTGAAAAAGATGAATCCTATTTTGATACAGAAAGAAATAAACCTCTGCAAAAAGAGGTTAAAGATATTTGGACTAAAACAATAACTATGGAAAAAAGATATTTTAACATTGATACCAGAACTGAAAAAAGGGAAGATGGCTCAACAACCATAACAGGACATGCTGCTGTATTTAATCAACTTTCAAGCGATTTAGGAGGATTCCGAGAAATTATAGCACCAGATGCATTCTCAGATGTTTTAAATGATGATGTAAGGGCATTGGTAAACCATGATCCTAATTTGTTGCTTGCAAGAACTACAAGCGGAACGCTAAGCTTAGAGCAAACAGAAAAGGGATTACAATACTCTTTTGATGTGCCTGATACAACTTATGGGAGAGATTTAATAATATCAATGGAGCGTGGAGATGTGAGCCAGAGTTCATTCGCCTTTACGATTGAGGATGACTCTTGGGAAACAACTGATGATGGGGAGGTTAGAACAATTAACAAGGTAAAACAACTTTATGATGTTAGCCCTGTTACTTATCCAGCTTATCCTGATGCAGATGATTTAACATTAGCTCAACGCTCATTGGCTGTATATAAAGAAAAGGAAGAAAATAAAAGACAGGAAAAAGATTTAGTGAAAAGAAGTTTGCTAAAATTAAGGATTGAATTAAAGAAAAGAAAATAATAATTAAAAAAAAGAAAAATGAAAAGTATAGAATTAAAGGAATTGCGTTCTGAAACTTTGGGAGAATTGGAGTTAATCCAAAAAACTGCTGAAGCTGAAGAAAATCGTGATTTAACTGAGGAAGAAAATACAACTGTTGATGCCCTATTAGCAAAGGCAGATGATTATGCTACCAAAATTAAAAGAGCTGAGAAGATTGAAAAATCATTAAGAGAATCGGCTTTAATATCTGGCGTGGCTGTTGAGCCAAAAGCGGATAAAGATTTAGAAAAATTTACCTTTCAAGGTGCTATGAGAGCAGCTTATACGGGTAATGTTTCTGGAATTTACAAAGAAATGGATCAGGAAGCAAGAAGTGAATCAAGATACACAGGACAAAGTTTTAAAGGAGTTGCGATTCCATCTGCTGTTTTAACAAGAGCTTGGGCGACATCTTCAACTAATAGTGTAGATACAATGAGCTTTACAGATCAGTTAGAATCTAACTTAGTATTAACCTCAGCTGGAAGTAATTTTTACGGGGGAATAAATAATATGAAATTTCCAATATTTTCTTCTGTTGCTTCATCTTGGATTGCTGAAACAGGTGGATCTTCTGTTTCATCTGCTGGAGCTTTAACAGCTTTAACTTTATCACCAAAGAAACTAATTTCTGTTGTTGATATGAGCCAAGAATCAATAGTACAGAATCCATCATTGGAATCTGCATTACAAGGTAATATTGCTGCTAATATGGCTGCTACTTTGGAAACTGCTCTGTTATCGGAAGCTGCTAATATAGCAACAGGATCTCCAACTTCTATATTGAATGGAGCTGCGGCTGGTTCAACAGGGGCAGCTTTTAGTGCTACTACAGCAAACTTATTGGAAGATACTTATATTGCGAATGATGGTACTTATCAGGGAGCAAGAATGGCTTGGTTAATGGATGCTGATGCTTATTCAGCAGCTAAAGTAGCTGTTTTGGTAAGTAATGTTTCTGCTCTTTATGATTTTAGAGATAAAACTATCAATGGAATGTACGCCTTTGTTTCATCTAATGTAGCATCTGATGCAACAGCTTCTAAGGACAATGTTTTATTTGGAGATTTCTCTAAAGTACATATTGCTCAGTTTGGCGGATTAGATTTCTTATTTGATCCTTATACAAATGCTGATACAGGAGAACCACGAATGGTGGTAACTGGACTTTTTGACGGTGGAGCTGTACAAAATGCAACTGCATTTGTGAGCTTAATTGAATAATAGTTAGGAATTAATAATTATAAAGGGGTGGTGGAATTACTGCCATCCCTTTTTTTTAAACTAAAGAAAGATGGCAAAGAGTTTTAGTTTTACAGCATCTACAACAGCAATTTTAACAACTGCTGAAGCAAAGCAACATTTAAAAGTTGATACAAGTGCAGATGATAGTTATATTGATGACTTGGTACAAGCTGCAACAGAGTCAGCTCAGATTTTTACCAATAGATTTTTTATTGATACTGTACTAACTCAACATGGAGATACTTGGTGCGATTTAGCAGTATTATTCAAATCTCCTGTTAGTAGCACAACTCATATAAAATATTATGATAGTGATAATACAATACAAACTTTAGCTACAACAGTTTATCTAACTGATTTAACACATAACCCTGCAAGAGTAGGATTAAAACCTAATCAATCTTTTCCAAGCATAGCAAATAGAATAAGTGCGGTTGAATGTAAATATACTGTAGGTTATGGCTCTGCTGCATCAGATGTGCCAACAGCTATAAAGCAGGCGGTACTTTTAACCATTGGAAATTGGTATGAGAATAGGCAAGAGGTGGTCGTAGGTCGAACGGCAACAGAATTACCCAAATCAGCTCAGTATTTATTAGAACAATATAAAGTTCAAACAGTATGACAATAGGAGAACTTGATAGAAGGGCTATAATTGAATATCCTGTTAGTTCAGCTAATACTTATGGAGAGCAAGAAACAACAAGCTGGAGTACATTTAGAACAGTATGGGCTAAGGTAGAATGGGATAGCGGAGATGAAACGGAAGAAACGGATAAAATTACAGGAATAACAAAGGTAAACTTTTATATAAGAAATTTGGATTTAGATACATTTTTAGATGCCTCAAATGCACCAACAATGGCACATAGAATACAATTTACTCCTGAAGCGGTGGCAAAATATTATTATATAAATTCCATTGAAGAAATAGCAGGAACACATACATCCAATAGAGAAAGGTTTTTAAAAATAAAAACAAAGCAAAAAGATAGTTAATGGCAGAGCCAACTTTTAAATTACAAGGAGCAAAAGAAATAGCTGATATGTTTGGAGCATTACCTAAGCAGATTAACCAATATAATGTTTGGAAAGCTTTATGGAGAAAGATTGGGAAACCTGCATTAAATGATGCTAAAAGTAAAGTTCCTAAAAAAACAGGACAATTAAAAAATAGTTTAGGGTTTTTTACAACAAGAAAAACTAAAAAATTTATGGGGTTATATTTAGGGCCAAGAACAAAAAGAACATTTAAAGATAAAAAGAAATCAGGATATTATGGATCTTGGATTGAATATGGAGATGAGGTGATGTTTTGGGGAAAAGGAGTAGGGAAAGCTCAGAAATATATGAAACCAGCTTGGAATACAAATAAAATGCCAATGACTCAAAAAGCATTAAAGGAAGCAACAGAGATAGCAGCAAAGGCAATAAAACGGCATGAAAAAAGATTAAAAAAATACGGAAGGGCAGGATATTAAATGAAAATAGGATTAGCAATATATGATGTTTTATCTAATGATGCAAATGTAGCGGCATTAGTATCTACAAGGATTTATCCAAATGTAGCAAAACAAAGTAGTGCATTCCCTTTTATTGTTTATCAAACAACATCAACAGAGCCAACAAATACTAAAGATGGAGTGAGCCCTTTGGATATTATTTCTTTTGAGATATTATGCTTTTCAGAAACCTATACTCAAGCTGTAGATTTAGCTGTAAAAGTGAGAAATGCATTGGATAGAAATACAGGAACACATAATACTATAATAACACAAGGATTATCATTTACAGGAGCAGATGAGCATTTTGATATTAAAGGACAAGGAGAGGGTATTTATGTTCAATCCTTAACATTTAATTTTAGGCAATCTACTCCTGCCTAAGTATAAAAAATAAAATTATGAAATATAAATTGATAAAAGATTGGGAAAGCAAAAGACATGGCACAACGATTAGTGAGGATAGTGAGGTCTTAACAAAAAACCCAAATGAAAGGGGAGATACAAAATATATAAATGATGTAGAGGTTTTTTTAATTACGGATAATGAATTGAAAGAACTTAGGGATGGAGAATATATTGAAGCTCCTAAAAAGAAAAAAAAGAAAAAAACGGAATAGGTGGCAAATTTAAGTACATCCATAAATGGAACGGATATAAAAGTTTATAATGGATATAATTCCAGATTGGTGGCTTATAGTCAAAATGCAACATTGAATGTAAACATGGGATTATCTGAAAGAGGGAATACTGATTCTTATGCATGGTATAATGCTATAGAGGGTAATAGGTCATGGGATGTTAGCGTTGAGGGGGCTTATGCTTGGGTAGATGATTTTGGGAATGCGTTATATGATGGAGCAGATGATATATTAGAAAGGAGGATTTTAGATAGAACATTATGTTTTATAGTTTTTGGGAATACCTCTACTTATTATCCTACTTCTCATAATCATTCTTGGGGGGGGCAAGCGTGGCTTACCAATGTTAGTATATCAGCTCCTAATGAAGACACAGCAACATATTCATTAACTCTTGAAGGATTTGGATTTTTAAGAAAAATAAACCCTAAATAAAAAAAAATGGCAGAATTAACATTACAACAAATAACAGAAGCAGGTGGGGCGGTTACTTATGCAAGTGCAGCAGGGGGTGGAGATACTGCTTCTAATAGCGGAAATACATTCCTGCATATAAAAAATGGTAGTGAAAGCAGTATAACTGTTACAATTTCAGCACAGGTAACAACTGTTGAAAATACGATTTATGGAGATTTAACAAAAGCAAATGCCTCTATTGCAGTAGCATCAACAGGGGAAGCTTTTATTGGGCCTTTTAAACCTGCTGCTTTTAATGATACTGATTCTGAAATTACAATAACGTATTCAGGGGTAACATCATTAACAATAGCAGCATTATATATATAAATAAAAATTAATTAATTAAACAAAAATAAAAAAAAATTATGGCAAATTTAACGACAGCTATCAATGGTACGGATATTCGCGTATATGATGGCTCAACAAACATATTAGTAGCTTATGCTCAAAGTGGTACATTTAATGTAAATCATAGTACGAGGGATATATCAAATAAAGAAAGTGCAGGATGGGCAGAAGCAATGGAAGGACAAAGAAATTGGGATATAAGTTTAGATGGAGCTTATGCTTGGGTAGATACAGTGGGATCAGCTTTAACAAATGGAGCAGATGATGCTCTTAATTCTTACATCATAACAAGAACCCAATTAACTATACGATTTGGGAATACAGGCGGATCAACAGGAGATATATACTATGAAGGTAAAGCATATTTAACTTCTTTTAGTGTATCAGCACCAACAGAGGATACATCCACTTATTCGCTATCCTTTACAGGACTTGGTGGAATTACTCAAAATTAAATAACCTAATACTCAACACCCCTTTCGCATCCTTTTTTCAGGTAGGTTGCGTTAGGGTGAGAGTATTTTTTAAAACTTGAAAAAATGGAAAAATACACTTTTGTAGAATTAGGGGGTAAAAAATACCCTATTAAATTTGGATTCAATGCTCTTAGGAAATATTCAATGAAAACAGGAACAACATTATCTCAATTAAACAATATAGGTAATGATATGGGATTAAATGATGCTCTTGTTTTAATCCTTTGCGGTATTGAAGATGGGCATAGGGCATCAAAGCAGGAATGTAATCTCACTATTGATGATTTAGCTGATAGTATGGATGGAGATATGGAAGGCATTGCAAGATGTATGGAGGTATTAGCAGAGCAAATGGGGGGTAAATCTGAAAAAAAGCAAAAGCCCAAGAAAGCAAGGCGCTAACTTGGGATAAAATAGAGGGTATTGCTTTTGGGCAAATGGGTATGAGTGTAGATGAGTTTTACGATATGCTACCGAGATACTTTTTTAATAAGATGGATGGTTTTTTTGAATTAGAACAATTAAGAGAACGGGGGGCATGGGAAAGAACAAGATGGCAAACTTGCTATTTATTAAATATTCACATTGAAAGAAATAAACAAATAAAGCTGAAGGATTTAATAAAGTTTGGATGGGAAAGAGATGATAAAAAAGCTGAAATAGATTACAAGAAATTAAAAAATAAAGCTGAATATATAAAGAAAATGGAAGAACATGGCAAGTAAAAGTATAGGTTTATTAAATATAGTATTTGGAGCTGATCTTAGGGGTTTTGAAAGAGCTATGAAAAAAGCCCAAAAGAAACTAAAGAAGTTCGGGGGTAATTTAAAAAAGACAGGAAAAACATTAAGTACCAGTTTAACATTACCAATTTTAGCTTTTGGAGCGGCAGGAGTTAGGGCTTTTGATCAACAACAAAAGGCAATAGCACAAGTGGAAGCTGGTTTGAAATCAACAGGCAATCAAGTCGGAATAACATCAGAGGAGCTACAGAAAATGGCTTCAGATTTACAAAAAACCACCTTATTTGGAGATGAGGAGATTTTACAAGGGGCTACCGCTCAACTTTTAACTTTTACCAATATAGCAGGAGAACAATTTGAAAGAACACAAGAGGTTGCTTTAGATTTAGCAACAAGATTGGATGGAGATTTGAAAAGTGCATCTATTATGCTTGGAAAAGCATTAAATGATCCTGTAGCCAATTTATCTGCATTAAGTAGGGCAGGGATTCAATTTTCAGAAGATCAAAAAAAGACAGTTAAATCATTGGTAGAAACTAATAGATTAGCAGACGCTCAAACCATTATCTTAGAAGAATTAGAAAAACAATATGGGGGTAGTGCAGCAGCAGCAGCAGCCGCAGGATTAGGCCCTATTCAACAATTAGGGAATGCCCTCTCTGATATGAGTGAAGATATAGGAGCAATTTTACTCCCAATGATACAAGATTTAGCGAATTGGATAAAAAAGATTGCAGATAAGTTTGATAATTTAGATGATTCTACCAAAAAAACTGTTGTAGTAGTTGCTTTACTGGCAGCAGCATTAGGACCTGTATTAATGATAGTGGGGCAGATGAGCATAGGAATATCTGCATTGATTCCTGTATTTGCAGCGTTAAATGCCGTAATGGCGGCCAATCCTATTGGAGCAATAATTATAGCTATTGTTGGATTGATTGCTGGGTTTTATTGGCTTCTTACAAGCTCATCAGATACCGCCAGAAAAATAAGAAACTTTTTTACAATGATGGCTAATGGAGTTATCATGTCAATAAATAAAATAATTGATGCTATAAATCTCATCAATCCTTTTAAACAAATAAAACATATAAAATTATTTAGTTTAGAAACAAAAAAAGAGTTAGAGGATGTTGAAAATTCAGCAGATGACGCAGCCAGAGCTATTGCTAACTTAACTGGTGATGGGAATACTGGTGGTGGCACTGGAGGTAAGGGTATACGAAAAGGACCTGTGCCAACAGAAGAAATTACTTCTTTAGGACTACAAAAAATGGATGTTGAAACTCCCAAAATATTTAAACCTATTGCTATGGAGTTTAAAGATACTATGACAACAATGGAAGAAGATGCTGCTTATACAGTTGGGGTGATGGTTGAGGAATTTCAGGAATTTGGAGATAAGGTAAAGCAAGTAATGGGCGGAATAGGAGATGTAATAAGTGCAGTTAATACAAAAGAACAAGCTCAATTTGATATATGGAAGGAGCGTCAAACTGAAAAAACAGATATTTTAGATGGAGAAATGCAGAGTGAAATAGAGAGAGTTGAAGCATCCAATATGAGTGATGAGGCAAAGGCAGATGCAAAAATAGCTATTGAGGAAAAATATGCAGAAAAAAAGGGAGCTATTGATGCACAGATTGATAAAAAGGAACAAGCCATGAAACGCAAACAAGCTATAAGAGATAAAGCCATGAAAATTGCATCTGCCATAATGAGTACAGCAGAGGCAGTAGCGGCTAATATTGCTGTACCTCCATTGGCTGCATTGATTGGGGCTCTTGGTGCTGTGCAAATAGCTACAATAGCATCAACTCCTATTCCTTTTGCTGAAGGTGGATTAGTATCAGGAAGTACATTAGGATTAATTGGAGAGGGTTCTGGAACAAGTGCCTTTAATCCAGAAGTAGTATCTCCATTAGATAAATTACAAGGGATGCTTGGGGGTGGTAATGTTAATGTTCATGGAAGAATACAAGGAAACAATATAGTTTTAGTTTCAGATAAAGCAACAATTTCAAGAGAAAGATTTATATAAATGCCAACACATCAAGAACGCTATCATGGTAATTTCAACTCCTTAAATGGAGAGAATTATACATTTAAAATATTTGATAAAAATTATGCAGGAACTTCTATTCCTGTTGAAACGGGTTCAGGTGGTGTAAAAATTGATTATGATACAAGCGGGCAAGAAAAGTTTAGCCCTATTATAGCTTCAAAATGCACCATGTCATTTATAATAGAAAGGACTCCTTTTGGATTACATTTTCAAAATTTTATTAATCTTATAAGAACAGCTTATGAGGAGGGAGATGTTACTGTTATAATAATGACTCCTAACGCACAAGAAGATCCTTTGTGGAGTGGAAATATAACAATAGATTTATCAGCTAAAGAGGATGTTGCTTATCCTTATGAAGTAGAATTAACTGCAACTGATGGATTAGGCCTTTTAAAGAACTATGACATGGTAAAAGTGCAAGGGACTAATCCTTATTCAGAAGCACAGACTTATGCTTCTTCTGGATTCCAAACTTTTATCTATTGGATAAAAGAAATCCTTACATTTTGTAATACTCCTGATAATGATTCAACAGATGGACAAGTTAATGATTACACTTTTTCCACCTCTGTTGATTGGTGGTATGAAAATCATCCATCAGCTACATCTTCAAGAAGTCCATTAGCATATACCAAAGCTCAAATGTTAGGAGCTTATGAGTTAAAAGAAGATGGAACATATCATGTAAAAACAGTATATGATGTTTTAGAATCCATTTGTAAAATGTGGGGAATGCGTGTTGTTTTTTGGAAAAATTGCTTTTATTTTGTTCAAATAGATTTATTAAATAATAATGATTCAGGAAATTATGCCGCTCCAGATAATATAGATTCTCAAATATGGACTAATGCAGGAGTATTTTCAAGCGGCAATAGTTATATCGGAGATGTGATGAATGTATTATATACCCAAGACATTAAATATAATCAAGCTGGGTTTACAGGAGGATTACAAAAATTGGCAGGGAGCAAATGGGATTTTTATCCTAAACTGAAAGAGGTAAGCGTTGATTTTGCAAGCATCTCCAATAATAATTATTTTCAATATTTTCCTCAACCAACTACATCAACAACTCAATTTTATGAATTAATAACATCCTCTCCTTTAGGGGTTCATGTTGGAGCAGCTTCATTTAGTGGTTTTAATATGAATATTGTTTTAGATTATAATAATACTGGAGGAGGAGCTCAAGCCATCCCATGTTTAAACAACTTTTCTGTTAGGGCAAGACCTAATGGAGATACAGATTGGGATAATGGCTATTATTTAGATTTCACTACTACATCTGCCCCAACTTGGGAAAACTATCCATCTGGAGCATCTTTTCTCAATGGATGGAATACTAAATTTACTCCATCTTATGGGGCACAAACTTGGTGGGGATATTTTGATTCTCCAAACCCAATATTTTTCTCATGCCCACAAGGAACATCCCAACAAACAGTATTTAGTGGATCTATTCCTACTTCTGCTAATTTTACTGGAGATTGGGAATTTGAATTATTTACATTAGGTACTATTGGTCTTATGACTCCTGGCGGTACTCCAGAAACTATATATTTCGGACATCATGGCTTAGATTTTAATAATCTTGCAACAACTAATCCATTTGGAGCTGCGTGTCCTACTTTAACATCTGTCGGCATAACTTACTCTGATGTTTTGGATGCTAATGGTAATCCTGTTTCTCAATTTAATCCTATATTAAACAATGTTGTAGGGGGTAGTATAAATACAACTATATATTCTGCAAGAAGTGAAACCCAACATCAAGAAGTTAAAGATATATGGTGGGGAGATACGCTAACGTATGGAGAGCCAGCATCCCTAAGATATGATGATGGTTCTGGAGGTGCGGGTTATACTGATCCTACAGGAAAATGGAGGAGTGGAGTAAGTGGATCATTTAATAAATCAATAGCAGAATTATTAGCAGAGTCAAGATTATATAATCAGCAAAAATCAGATTATAAATGGAGTTTAGGAACTGCTGTAAGTGAAATAAATAAATTTTTAAATGATGGTTCGGGGCCTATTGTTCCAACATTTATTAATCCCGTTGGCAGAATCTATGCTGATACTGATAGAATTTATTACTATATGCTAAGAGGTTCTTTTGATTTATATACTGATACTTGGGATGCTGAATGGGTAGAGTTGTCTTTCGATAGCACCCTGTCAACTACTACTACTACTACAGGAACAGGGGGAAGTGATACAGATAATAATGTTGCCGATATGAGATTGTCGGGACCATCTGATGTAGGAGCTGCTAATTCATTAAATCTTACAAGATTATCTGCCAGAATTGCGGGCGGTACAACTGTAACATCCTTAGCAATAGACAGGATGAACCCATTAATAGATGACACTAATTATTTATATCCCGAAAACACTATAATAACCTCTGGGGATATTTTTGATGTTTGCACAAATGGAAGATTCATCCAATTTACAGCGAGTGCAGATGTTGAAAATACCGATACTACAATAAGTGTTATTTCTCAAGAGATAATGGGACCATTAGCAGTAGGGAGTCAAATAAGATTAAGCATAAGAGATACTTATCAGCAGGTTAATAACAAAACAAGAGGAACGATTGGAGGAATGGCAGTTACATCAACTACTGTAGATGGAGCAGGGAAGTTAGGAAGAGAAACAATTACTTTTAGAGTTGAGGGAAATAGTATAGCTACTGGCAATCATTATGTAAGTAATGGAGAGGATAATACAAGAAGTGGAAGATTTGGAACTAATAATACAAATGCTCCATCCGCCATAGCTACTCAACAAGCTCTAAAATCAGCAAGATTTTGTGCAGATAGTGCCTGTACTATTGAAAGTGGTAGGGGGGCAATAAGTGGAACGAGTGGCAAAACATTAACAGTAACATTATATAAGGTAACTCCTGTTGATAATACGGGAACTAATTTAACGCAAACATCAATAGGATCAATGACTTTCACCTTGACAGGAAATGGTTATCCCCGTTTAGATACTTTTACATCAGAAGACACATTAGCAACAGGAGATTTTATTATCCCGACAATATCATCCAGCGCAAGTTCAACAAGTTTTAGGGGCATTATTACATTAACATTAAAATATGATTAAAAATGAAAAGAGAATTATTGGAAGTATTGGGATTTAATAGTATTATTTTAAGCATAACAACATTCACAAATTTAGAGATAATATTAAAAATTTTATTATTACTTATAACTATAGGATACACTTTAAATAAGTGGATTTATCATATAAAAGATGCCAAAAAAAAGAAAAATAAATAAACCTTATACTCATCCAAAATGGGGATTAAAAGAGGATGCAAAAGAAATAAAGGAAAAAAGATTTATTGCAGATGTAAAGGGTGCGAAAGTAAACGCAATATTTCTGAAATAAAAAAAATAAGCCGAGATGTGTTTTTTGATTCGGACATTAAAAAGAAAATTCATAAAAGCAAAAAGCGTTATGATAGAAAAACACAAAGCAAGCCTATTATTGATTAGGGATAATTTTACAGATAAATCTACAATAGGAAAGCTCTACTTAAATGGAGAATTTTACGGACATACTTTGGAATTAGCCTGGAATGATAATAAAAAAAATATATCTTGCATTCCTAAAGGAGTGTATGAAGTAGTTAAAAGGCATACCGAAAAAAGCAAATACAAATATGAGCATTTACATATTTTAGATGTACCAAACAGAGGATATATATTAATGCACATAGGTAATTATCCTAAAAACTCAAAAGGATGCATCTTATTAGGTAATACAAGAGCATTAAATTTTGTAGGAGAAAGCAGAAAAGCATTTTATAATTTGATGTATGACTTAGGAAGTTTTGATGAAATTGAATTAATAATTAAAAATAGATAAAAATGAAAAAGTGGATTATAACCCAGACCTTAAAGAAGATCTTAGGAAGTCGCAAGGCAATTTATACTATTGCTGCCATTCTTATAACTATTCTTAGTGATACGCTTGGAATGGATGCAGAAACAGCTCAAACATTAGTTTATAGCATTATGGCACTTGTATTAGGCCAAAGCGTTGCAGACATAAGAATTAACAGTAAGTAGTTAGTAAATTTAAAATCCTGCCTGAAAGCAAAGGAATAATTTTTTAATTTTACCGCATGGCTAATAAAAGATTCCGCTTATCAAAAGAGGAGCAGGAATTAATATATCAAAATAGAGCCGAGCCGCTTGAAAATATCAATGGAAATACTGCCCTTGATTTACATATAAAGGAAAGAGGTATTAATAAAGATGATATTGTAAGTGTTAAGCATTGGCAGAGTGCAAATGGAGAGTATCGTTTCTCTATTGTTACCAAAGATAATATAGATAGAAAAAAAATATTTGATGGGGTTAAATCCCTTATTAAAGATTATGCTCCTAAATATCCGAAAATAGAATATAAAAAAGGAGAATGCCTTTTAGTTATAAATCCAGCTGATATTCATATTGGAAAATATGCAGCTAAAAAGGAAACGGGAGATGACTATAATAATGAAATAGCTTTTAAACGGGTAATAGATGGGGTTTTAGGGCTTATTGACAAAGCTAAAGGGTTTACTATAGATAGAGTATTATTTTGCGTAGGTAACGATATATTGCATATTGATAATGTTTATGGAAGTACAACAAAAGGTACTTATCAAGATACAGATGGTAAGTGGTGGGAGCATTATGAAATAGCTTTAGAGCTTTATGTAATGTGCATTGAGATATTAAGGGAAATAGCTCCTGTTGATGTTGTGCATTCCATGAGCAATCATGATTATCAAAGCGGATTCCATTTAGCTCATAGTTTAAAGTCATGGTTTAGAAATTGCCCTGAAATAAAAGTAGATGCAGGGGTAAGTCATAGAAAAATATATAAATACGGAAATAGTTTAATAGGATTAGAGCATGGAGATGGTGCTAAAATGCAAGATTTACCTTTATTAATGGCAACAGAATACCCTAAATTATGGGCGGAAACAAAGTTTAGATATTGGTATTTGCACCATATACATCATAAGGTTAAGCATAAATGGATGGATGCAAAAGAATATATAGGGGTAACAGTAGAATATTTAAGAAGTCCAAGCAGCCCAGATAGTTGGCATAGCCGTAAGGGCTTTTGCAATCAACCTGCTGTAGAAGGATTTATACATGAAAAAGAAAGTGGACAAATAGCAAGGTTAGTTCATTATTTTTAATACATTTGCCGCTATACAGAGATAAAACTCTTTAAAATAGTTTTTATAATACTTGTTTTGAGGGAGCTGCTTTAATTAGTGGCTCTCTTTTTTTATATTAACATTGATATTGTTAATAACTTTGTTAAGGTAATTGTTAGAAATTAAAAATATATATATCTTTGCCCTTATTAATCAAAAACAAAATTATGAAAACAATTAGAGAATTACAAAACGAGGTGCAAAAGTTAGATCTGGAAACAAGATACATTTCCAATAAGATAGATTTAAAAGAATCTTACAGAGGTGTAAAATCATTTGATGCTGATTTAGTAATAAACGAACTAAACAGATTGGCTACATTTCATGAAAATTTATGTATTAAAAATTCAGGCGAAAATTCAGAAGGACATTATCAAGCTGCAAAACAAGTTAGAGATTCTGTTACTTATATTATAAGAACTCAAAGACAAAGACAATGTTAGTCCAAGATTGGATATTACATAAAAGCTATAATCCTATAAGAGTTTTAATTTCAGATGGGCAAATTAATGGCTCTTTAATAGAGGACTTTAATTATACTGCAAAAGAATTTAGGGCAATAGGAACTCAAGAGCAACTTGATAAAGCTATTAATGGAGAATGGACTTTAAAAATAAAAGAGTTTTATGATTATACTGTTTTGCCAAAAGAATATTTTTGGTGGGGTAATGAAGTGGAAAGAAAAGAATACAATAAAAAGGTAAAAGAAAATCTAAAGTTTTATAAAAGAATATATAAAGAAAATAAAAACAAATTACTAATTTTAAGAATAAACTAATTATGAAAAAAGGAATTATTGCCGCTTATGGCGGCTCTGAAAAAAGAGAAATTGTGCCTGCTGGAACGCACATAGCCAGATGCTATTCTATGATCCATGTTGGAACTGTAGAATGGGAATGGCAAGGAGAAATAAAAGAATCTAATAAAGTAAAAATAGCTTTTGAGCTACCTAATGAAATGCGGGATTTTGGAGGAGAAGAAAAGCCAATGGTAATATCTAAAGAGTACACAATCTCTTTGCATGAGAAAAGCAATTTAAGGCGAGATTTGGAAACATGGAGAGGAAAAGAATTTACAACAAAAGAGCTTAGTAGTTTTGATATTACTAATTTATTGGAGAAATGTTGTAATATTTCCATAGTACATAAGATGAGTAAGGGGGGTAAACAGTTTGCCAATATAGGTGGAATAAGTGCTTTAGCTAAAGGAGTAGAATGCCCTGAACAATTTAATCCTACTTTCGTTTTTAATTATGAAGATAATTTTAATGAGGAGTGGCTTGATAGTCAGCCAGAGTGGATTCAAGAACAAATAAAATCAACTCCTGAATATAAAAATAAAACTAATAAAACTAAAGAAAATGGCATACCATTCTAATATAACAGATAAGGAAAAATTTGAGCATATCTGTAACCTTACTACTTCTTTAGTTGGGTTGCGTAAGGGTTCGCTTAGTTTTAAGTCAAGGAAGCAGGAGATACAATTACCAAGATTGGTAGCTGCTAATATAGGAAGGTTGAATTATATACATCACCGAATAATATCAGATGTTTTAAATCGTGATAGGTCTTTAATATATTACTATGAAAATATGCATGGAGCAAACTATACTTCTTGGAAAAAGTATAGAGAAATTTTTAATCTTGTTCATCAAGCTTATACTGAAATTGAAGAATCCAAGCCATCTTTTGAAGATAGCAGAGCCATGAAAAGATATTTATTGGAGTTTATAAAAGAGAGTGCAAAGAATCAAGTTCAAATCCTTATTACATCTGGAAAGGTAGGATGCAAGATATTAACTTCTTATAAATCCTTTTCATCTACTTTAAAAAATATTAAGTTTGCATTAGCTAATTTTAATCATTCAATAGAAATAAATTTATTATGATAAACGATTTTGAAGATATAACATACGAGCTTACAGAAGATGAGCTAAATAAAGTGCCTTTAATTATAAAAGGAATAGGTAAAAGGATGGGAAAGGATATGGCTGTTTCAGGCACTTTGATTTGCAAAAAAATGAATCTTAAAGGAGCAAGATTAAGAAAGATAATAAATTACATAAGAGTAAA